GTACGATTTTACAACTCAAAAGTAAAAGGGGATGAAATTTAATAGACCACCTCAGCCTGATAATTGGGCTACACCTAAAGAATTTTACAACAAACTAAACAAGCGTTTTATTTTTGATTTTGATCCTTGCCCACTTAACCACGATTTAACAAAGTGGAACGGATTAGAAATTGAGTGGGGCGCTAGAAACTTTGTAAACCCGCCTTACTCTAAAAAATTAAAAGAGGCTTTTGTAAAAAAAGCAATAGAGCAAAGTAAAAAAGGCAAGTTATCTGTTATTCTATTGCCAGCCTCAACAGATACTATTTTGTTTCATGAAGTAATTTTGCCTAATGCACAAATAGAGTTTGTAAAAGGTAGACTGCGTTTTGAGGGTTATAATAAAGATGGAGAATTTTGCAACCATCCAGCTCAAAAAGGCTCAATGTTAGTAATAATAAAGCCAAAATAATGACAATACAAGAAATGCGCGAGCAGAAGATGGAGCAAGCATTGAACTATTACGCAACTATTGCAGATGCAGCTAGAGCGCTTGGAGTACATCCTAGAACATTATATAGATTTATAGAAAAAAAATTATCAAATGACTGAATTACAACAAACAATACTAGACCAGCGTACCCTACAATACGGAGCGCATAGAGATCTAACCCCAGGCGTACAGAGCCTGTTATACACTCTAGCCTGTGTAGAGGCAGAAGAGCAGCAGTTACAGGATTTTTGCAATACTAACGGCACCTGCTACCAGGTAACTGGCAAAAGCGGAGATGTTTACTCTAGGATGCGCCCAGAGTGGCAGCAGCTAAAAGAAGCTAGAATGAGAAAGCAAGCAATTATAGCTAGGCTAGAAAACTGGATAGGAGAAGCAGCGCCAAAGGATGACGAGCTTAGTGAGTTTCTTAAATGAGCTACTACTACGATGAAGAGGCAGCAGAGCGCTGTGTAACTTTTATAGAGAAATTCTGCACCCATGTGAAAGGTGAGCTAGCTGGTAAACCCTTTATACTAGAGGAGTGGCAGAAGGATGATATAATACGCCCGCTGTTTGGCTGGAAGCGTGAAGCCGACGGATTGAGAAAGTACCGTACTTGTTACGTAGAAATACCACGAAAAAACGGAAAAAGTAACCTAGCAGCAGCTTTAGCTTTGTATTTACTATTCGCAGATGGCGAGCCAGGCGCGGAGATAATAAGCGCAGCAGGTGATCGCGGACAGGCTAATATTGTTTTTCAGATTGCAAAAGAAATGATTAACAATAACAAGCACTTGAGAGCCAGGGCTAAGGTGCTTAGAAATATAGTTGAGCACAAAGGGAGCTGGTACAAGTCAATAAGTGCAGAGGCATATACTAAGCACGGGCTAAATTGCCACGGTATTATTTTTGACGAATTACACACCCAGCAAAATCGTGAGTTGTGGGATGTTTTAACTACCTCAGTAGGTGCCAGACGCCAGCCTGTGATAATTAGCTTAACTACAGCGGGCCATGACCGTTCTAGTATTTGCTACGAGATGCACGAGTATAGCGAGGCCCTTATAAATGGCTCTATAGTAGATGAAACTTTTCTACCTGTGCTATATAAAGCGGATGCAGATGATGAATGGACTAGCCCAGAAACATGGAAGAAAGCTAATCCAGGATACGGCTCTATATGTAATGAAGCATATTTTATAGATGCGGTAAAAAAGGCCAAGAGTAACCCATCAATGATAAATAGCTTTCTGAGGCTCCATCTTAATGTATGGACTAGCGCAGAAACGGCATGGATTCCAGATGATATATATATGAAGGGCGCTAAAGACATTCCATTTGACAGATTACCTAGCTTACCAGCTTACGGAGGCTTAGACTTAGCTAGTACACAAGATCTAACCGCCTTTGCTTTAATCTTTAGAGATGACGAAAACGAGTGTTTTTACCTTATTTGCCATCAATTTGTAAACTCTGTAAAGGCTCACAGCAAAAAACTAGCCGCTGGGATTGATTATATACAATATGCCAGAGATGGAGATATAACGATAACGCCAGGCAATGTAACTGATTATAGAATAGTAAAACAGCATATTTTAGATGCCTGTGAGAAGTACGATGTACGCGAAATAGGCTACGACCCTAAATTTTCTACTTACATAGTAAGCGAGTTGCTAGAGAATGACATTGAAATGAAGCCTATGGCTCAGAATATTACTAGCATGAACGGCCCTACTAAAGAGATGGAAATGGAAATTATGCAAGGCAACGTAATTCATGGAGGTAATAGGTGTTTACGCTGGCAATTTGGCTGCGCTATTATCTACACTGACAATAATGAGAACAAAAGAGTAATAAAAGAGCAAAAAGAAAATAAGAAGGTAGATGGCGTAATAGCCTCAATAATAGCACTAAACAGCTATGTACAAAATAGAATAGACGGAGAAGATGATATTTTATTAGATATTTTAACGCTATAAATTTGGATTTTTAATATATTTGTGCTATAATACGCGCGCATGAGTACACTAGCAGAGAGAATTAGGGGTATATTTCGCTATAGACAGGGCAAATACGATAGCCAAACAATAGCCCAGCAGGTAGGCTTATTTCCAATGACGAAAAGCGGAGCCTCGATAAATGAAAACAGCGCCCTTGCAATTAGTACAGTTTATGCGTGTGTGTACAAGATAGCGTCTACTATTGCGGCTCTAGGATTAGAGATATATGTAAAGAATGGCAGAAATGTAGACGTTGCTAATGTACACCCCGCTCGCACTTTAGTTACAGAAAAACCAAACGAGGCACAAACGCCTTACGAATTTTGGGAGACTATAGTAGCCTCTGCTTTAATGTATGGTATGGGTTATGCAATTATAGAGCGTGATGATCGTGGCTATTGCAATAAACTTATCTATGTACATTATACTGATGTAGAGCTAAAGCAGGTAAAAGATGAGCGCGTATATGTAATTAAAGATTATGGAGTAGTAAGGCCTGAGAATATGCTGGAGATATGCAACCTTTTCAGAATGTCTCCTATACGCTTACACCGCGAAAATCTTGGGCTAGCTAAAAGCGCGCAAGACTTCGGTTCTGAATACTTTGGGCAAAGCGGCCAAATGACTGGTGTACTAACTTCTGAGCAGCCACTAAAAAAGGAGCAAATGGATATGATCCAAGGCTCTTGGAATAATGGCGCGGCTAATGCAGGCACTAAGCTAATGCCGTTTGGCTTTAAGTATCAGCGTATATCTATTGCACCAGATGAGGCGCAGTTTATAGAGACTAGACAATTTCAAGCGCAAGAAATATGCAGGATCTTTAGCGTACCTGCTGCACTTGTACAGCTACCAGGGCAGGAGACTTACAGCAACGTAGAGCAACAAAATCTAATGTTCGCTAGACATACTATTATTCCTTGGACTAAGAGAATACAACAGGAGATAGATAGAAAGCTAATACCTAATTTTGACAGGCCGGCAGTATACTCTAAATTTAATCTAAACGATTTATATAGAGGTGATATGGACGCCCGCGCTGGATTTTTTACTCAGATGATGCAATCTGGAGTGATGAGCATAAACGAGGTAAGAGCAGAAGAGGATATGAACCCGGTAAAAAATGGAGATATCCACCTAGTACAGGTTAATCAAATATCTTTAGATAAGATTGAAGACTACAGCAATTCTATCTCAAACAATAACACAAATGAAGGAAGAGAAAACGACACCACAGGAGAGCCAGGAGAATAGAGACGAGCTAGAAACGCGCGCACACTATTCGGTTAGCACTAGCACTATTGAGGCTAGGGCTGAAAGTGATGAAATGATAATAGAGGGTTATGCTGCATTGTACGACAATGAAACCAACATAGGCCCATTTAGAGAAACCATAAGCCGAGGCGCTTTTGATGATGTACTTGATAACGATGTACGCGCTCTAATGAATCACGATCCTAACTACGTGCTAGGCAGAACAGGAGCAGGCACGCTAGAGCTAGAGCTAGATGATACAGGGCTAAAATACCGCATTAAATTAGGCGAGCAGCAGTACGCTAAGGATTTATACGAGAGTGTAAAGCGTGGAGATATTTCACAAAGCTCATTTGCTTTCACGATTGCAGAGCAGAGCTGGAACGAAAATAGAACAGTAAGAAGTGTAGACAAGGTAGCAACGTTATTAGACGTTAGCCCGGTTACCTACCCAGCTTACAAAGATACTGAGGGGTTACTTGCACGAAATGAGGAGCAAGAGCCAGAAGTAATAGATAACGCTGTAGCAGAATCTACAAGCGACAATAATAAAGAAGTAAAAACAACTAAAAAACGAAGTAAAATGAACTTGAAGGAGTTAACAGAGCTACGCGGAAAGTTTTACAATGAGCATGTATCTCTAGTAGAGAATGCTGAAAGTGAAGGACGCGAGCTAACAAATGAAGAGGAGACGCGCGCGGACTACCTCGAAGGAGAAATTGAGCGCCTAGATAACAAAATGAAGCGCAGAAAAGCGCATGAGGATATGATCGCACGTACTGCATCATTCAGCGGCATGGGTATATCTGAAACTAAGGAGATTGAAAAGATCAACCGCAATTTCTCACTATCTCGCGCTATCCAGGCAGCTAGCTTTGGAAAGTCGCTAGAAGGTGCTGAAGCAGAGTGGGCACAAGAGGCAGCTAAAGAATATGGCTCAAGAGGTCTACAGATGAGCGGCCAGATTGGTATTCCATCAAGCGCTTTATATCGTGCTGGTGGTGCTGACA